TAATACTTCTTCAACTGGTATTTTATCAAACTTGGAAGATATAAAATTTGTAGTGCGTTGAAATGCTGCTTTTAAGGTATCTAATTCTGCCAATAGTTTTCGTTTATCCGACTCCAACCTACGAACCGCATCTTTTAACTTGCGCACTTCCCCAGACTCTCCCATCTCTCGCGGAAAACTCTTATGTGGTTTTTTCAGATAGTCCTCCTATCTACTATTTTCCTATCTCCAAAACTTCCAGCAGCATACACAGTACAATAAATAGGTTTAGGTATGTCAAACGGTATAGATAGAGAAAAAACACCAATAGTAGAGACATTTCTTATAAAAATAATAGTTCCAAGACCGTGTAAATTACCATCTAAATCAAAAGTGTATAATTTCATTATAAGGTTTTCACTTTAGCTTGCCACCACAAACTTAAATCATTTTGCAAAGATCTAACAGTGCTGTCATTATAAATCACAACATCTATTTTCTCTTCTGACATGGCAATATGCTCCGATTCGTGAGCATCTAAAGACATTGCAGGCAGACTAGGTCTTATTATTAAAAAATTACACCCCTTAAGATCTTTTATTACTTGACGCTCGTTTAAAAATCTAACATCTGTAATTATACAGTGACCTTCCATTTTTTGAACTTTACCTTTAAAAATATCAATCCACACAGAATCACCTAGATGATTTCGGCATAGGTCTGTACCTACTCTTTGTAGAAGATCTCTTGGTGAAACGAATGTCATAGCTAGTCCATCGGCTATGAGTGCGTCTATTTGAGCTTGTGAGGGAGCGCATCCAGCACCCTTTAAAAGCATCACTAGAGATTCTATATGGTTGATATTAACTTGCAGCGGCTTTAAAAACGCTACATCTTTTTTTGAATTATCGTGGAAATCTGAAAGTTCAATTTCGAATGCTTTTGCTGAAATTTCCTTTAAGGAATCTGCAAAGGCTATTTTAGAGAAGTTAAATCTATCTATCATAATTTTAGCAATACTATCTTTACCCGATCTTGCTCTACCACTTACACCAATAATCATAAAAACTCCTATAGATTTTTAAAAATAAAATCAATAATGTTATCTACAACTTTCTCTAGTGAGTGTACGTTATTACCGTAAACAGTGCAAGCTAATTCTTCCATGTCGTCAGAATCCATTTTAGTAGCATTTTCAGTATCGGTGCTGTTCATAAAAGCATGAAAAACTTCATGTCTGACAATTCCAGTACGCAATTCCGCTTTATCAAAATACATCTCTTTATCTTCTGGGTAAATCAAGGCTTTAGAATCCTTTCCATGTTTTCTAACATAAGCAGCGTGAGATTGTAAATAAATCTTCCACTTTACACCTTTAATAGTTTGTTCTAGGAATTTAGCCTTTGTCATAAAATTAAGCTGCCTTTAGTTTTAATTGTAACATTCTACACTTCTTATTGTAAGTAACATTATCTATCTTACCAGTAAATAGTAATTTATCTAGTATTTTTAAACTGTATCTAATTCTAGTATTAGAATTTGCATTATCTGGAGGCAGAAGATTCTGTTTTGCTAAAGATCCCAAAAGCGATATTGTTTTAATCTCTCTCTTTTCTGCTATAGTTTGTAGATATTTAACTACACCTAATGCGCTAGGATTCTCACTTTTAACGAATGCTATAGTACTTGTATTATCTTGTAGTTGAATTCTTAGAATATTGTTATCGTCTTCTAAACCAGCTTCTCTTATTTTTAAAGCATCTATACCCCAAATTGCAATAAGTTTAGCTTGTGTATTAAGCGCACGTAGTATAGAAGCTCTGCCATTTCTAGCAAAATTGAAAGCAGTATCCATAGTTCCAACAGTCAATAACATATTGTACCAAGTTCTAGCCTCTCTAACTGCATTTACATATTGTAAAGTTATATTATCTTCCTCAGTTAAAAGATTAGTATCCTTAGCTTCAATTTCTGCAATTTTACTTTCTGAAATCATAAACACCTCGATAAACAAGAATAACATGTATTCTAATCTAAGTCAAATAATTCATCAAAGTCAGGCAATAAATCAATATCTAATACAGCTTTCAAGCTCTTAGACTTTTCTTTTGTTAGTAAATTAGTTTTATCGAAATACTCAGCTCCGCAAGAATTACACATTAACCTGTGGAATTTACCAGTATTAGTATATTTATATCCTTTTTTAGAAAATTCAGTAGATCCGCAATTACACCGAGTTTCTAAATCGGTATGGAATATATTAAAGTTGATTGAATTATCCCAAGGTTGTAAAACTGTATAAAGCTCTTCTAAAGATAAAACATCGTATTTATTATACAATTCCATTTCTTTCCAAGCTTCTAAATTTCCCGCAAGGCAAGCTTTCCAAAGCTCAAATCCCGAAAATTTAGCATGTTTTAGTTTTTTGTATTTTATGCATAATTTATCAGTCATATACTCTAATTTATTAGATGTGAATGCGAAATGTTTTTTAGCAATACGTAAAGTATCGATGTGGCGGAAACTACTAGGAGGCGGGAATCCATGTTGGATAAATCTAGCATTTAACTTCTTAACATCAAATTTAATACCATTTTGAGTAATGACAACGTCAGCTTCATCTAGTAATTTCCAAATTCCTTGTAGAATTTTAGAATCATCTTCGATGTTTTTAGCTTTTCTTTGGTCTGCATACATTACCTTTTCCGGCGCATCGTAAAGCCACTTAGCAGACCAAGACAATACATGCCAATCTGAGTTAATTTGATTTAAACCGATGTTCTGATCAAATAAGCCCCACACGTAGCCTAAAATTGGAGCAGTCTCTATATCGAATAATAACACCTTTAAATGAGGTTTTTTAATATTCCTGTAAAAGGTTTTCCGTAAGGCGTTAGGAGTGTGCCCTTTAAACTTCTTAGATAAACTTTCCCACGTTTCGCCTTTTTGTCTAGCAGTAATTAGCTTTTCAATTTCAACTTTAGACATTGTTTTAACTAGCATTAGTATTCCTTAGTTTATTGGACTATTTTTATCAACTTGTAAATGTTCAGTAATTTTAGCTTGATATAAAGCTATGGCATTCATTATAATATTTTCCATAGCATCTTTTTCCTCAACACTGAGAGGATCTTCGATTTCTAAAGATTCAATTATAACTTCCATAATTTCATCAACCCATTCTTTATGTAAATATACTCGTATTGGTTTTATAAGTACTCCTAGACGTTATCAATTTCAAGTTGTGTAATTTCATCCTCATCATCGTCCCCATCTTCATTAAACCCAAAATCTACAGAAGTATCAACTTGAGTTCTAACTTTTTGCATTTCTTCCTGGTAATGTTTAATTTCTGAAATGATTTCGTCAACTCGACCTTGTCCTAAAATCCTAACAATGTCAGAAGTATTTTCTTCAGTAAGATTATCATAGCTTGCTAATTGATATAGCATAGTTTCAGCTTGGTCAATAGTAAGATTCACTTTAGTAGCTAAAGCTAAAGTATTGAAGTATTTGCCATCTGTAACTCTTCCTAATTGCTCATAACCATCTTTAGTAGCAATGTATACTGTACTATTTTCATCCCTAGTTTGTAACAGTGCAATAAGTTCTTTAGTTTTCATAAAATACTCCTATAAGTTGATACTCTTCTTTAATCAGATATTTACTAATTTCGCTAAATTCTCCCTTAACTTCATGAGTAGCTCGGGAGATAACTGCTAGTTTACCATTAGAATATAAAGAAAGCAATATAATACTTTCAAGTTTATCCGAATAATATATAGTATTTAACATGAGTACACCTCTCGTAAAGATTCTAAGTATTCCAGTACTTCGTTACCTCTGCCCATTATGACAAGTTCCGAAAATGAAGATCCTTCTAAAGAATCGCAAGGGACATTATAAACATGTTCAGGTAAAGCATTTGGAAACCTTTCCTTAATATATTCAATAATATCATCCTTTTCGTACCCAATACCAGTAAGCTCTTTTAAATCCTTTAAAATAAGCTCAGGCACTGATTTTACACAACCTCCATACCGTGAATAGTATGCAGTCTGATCTACGTAGGATTCCCCGCATTCACACATTACAAATTGCCCTTGATATGTAGATTTTAAAGGCGTAAGGCAAACTGTACATTGACATAATACCGGATTAAATTCTACAGCCATGTTTACTCCAAATCAGTTAAGTTTATACTGTGATCACTTAGTATTTCGTTTAGTTTAGCTCGGGCTTCTTCTAAAGCAGAATAAGCTTCGTCGGAAAGCTCTTGGTATTTAAGTTTATTTCTAAAATAGTTATCCATGTCAAATAATACTAAATAAGCATCTGTGGCAGAAATAGCCCTTTTGTGAGATCTTCTATCATCTTGCTCGTTTAAATCAAACTCTAATACTGCTTTCATTTTTTTAACTCCTTTCTAATTTCCCTTCTAATAAAATTAATTTGTTCGTATATAGCATGTGCCGATTGTCCGGTACATCCTTTTGTCCAATAGTCTGCAAGTTTTAAAAGTGCATCTATTAAAATTTTCAATCTTTCGTTATCTTTTTCCATTATTTCCTCCTAACTAAAGTAAAAAAGTGTATAGCATCTTTAAAGCTGTTATTCCAAGACTTAAATAGTGTTTCGTTAATGTTGCCTGCTTCGTCCCAAAGGTTTGCGCCTTGAAGGTATGCGCCTTGAAGGTTTGCTCCTTGAAGGTATGCTCCTTGAAGGTTTGCGCCTTGAAGGTTTGCGCCTTTAAGGTATGCGTCTTGAAGGTATGCGCCTTGAAGGTTTGCGCCTTGAAGGTTTGCGCCTCTAAGGTCTGCGTCTTTAAGGTTTGCGCCAAGGTCTGCGCCTCTAAGGTCTGCGCCTCTAAGGTCTGCGTCTTGAAGGTTTGCGTCTTGAAGGTTTGCGCCTTTAAGGTTTGCGCCTCTAAGGTAGGCTCTTTCGAGCCGTGCGCCTTGAAGGTATGCGCCTTGAAGGTATGCGTGTTGAAGGTATGCGCCTTGAAGGTTTGCGTCTTGAAGGTCTGCGTCTTGTAAGTTTGCACGAATGCCTCCTGGAGCATTCTCCAGCCATAACTTGTGCTTTGCTAAAACGTCTTGTATGTC